CCTGGGCTTGATGCTCAGTTAATAGTTTCCTGACCGGTAAGGTCAGGAGGCACTTCCTATGCATGGTGTTCCACTTAAGTAGAACACGAGCAAGTGCGTGGGTAGATCCCCGGACTTCCGCGCCCATTTACTAAGAAAGTAAATCGAAACGGAACGTCCTCAAGGAAGACAATCTAAAGGAACAAAGTGTGCTGATTAGATACCTCTAATCAGCAATGGGTAAACGAATACCTAAAAAGACTTACACAGAAGCTAGGATCATTTTAGAAGAGGATAAAACATCACTCTCACCTAGTTCAAGGAGGAACTGCTCTCTCAACCAACGCATATATTCGAAAGCGTTTGGAGAAGACCAACGATACTCACAGTCGACGAGTTCGTTGTGTACGAGATTTCCACGAGAATCAGAGATCTCGTGGAACCTATTCAGTTCTTGAAGTTTCCTTATTCGGTATTTCGACTAAGGAGGTAGTTATGGTGCAGGCAGACCATAGGAAAGGGCTGCATTCAAATCGTTCACGTAAGAGATTCTAAAAAAGTCTCTCGACCTTGGGTCACCACGACAAACGGGCCTCTTGAAAAGAGGATTCACCGATAACAGTGGCACGTGATTGATACGAATGGCAGCCGGCCTATTGCCAGTCCGCAAGATAACAACTTCACGGTCATAGGTAATTTTTTACTTATGTCCAATGTCGGACACGCGAAAGCTTCTCAGCTCGCGTGGTTACACACATGCTTTCCTTGCATGTTAGTAATACCGAAGGATACGGGAACAACAGGACTGAGCGATCTCAGAAAAAGATCGATATCTCAGAGCTGCGATGAAGCAGGAAGACCAATGCTTCCGCTTCAAATCATGGTGAACGAATGATCCTAAAACTTAGGACTAAAGTTCACCAACACTCCTTTCAAAGAACTCTCTAGAGTTAAAGACAGTTCTTACGTATCCGGGTGGACAAATACCCGATGACCTCATCTTGAAGAGGTAGTCTTTTTAAGTTTGTGCTCGAGCTGCTTCTTTATCAGCAGCTTCCAATTAACCTTCCCATTTTTCAACCATCTAATGTTAATTAAACCTAGATGAGTCGAAACCCTATATAGTGACTTATTCGTAAGGATCAGGAATTCTCTAAGAAATGACGGCATTCAGCTCAGAAAGCTATTTGTCACGGAATTCTTTGGATGCTTACTTACGAAGCCAGAAGTCACCTGCATGGATAGTCTACCGTTCACTCGATTTAGACGTATTAGTATAAGAAACTAATTCGATCTAACGAGCCAAGGTCCGTGATTCAGTTTTTTCACGGAAACTCCAAACCTCGTCAAAAGTCGAGGAAGGATCGAATCTTTCTCTGCCAAAAAGCATAGAGAAAAGAGAGATTCGAACAGGTTTTGGGAAATGCTTACAAAGCAATTCCTAACCCTACCTTGGTGGTAGACCAACCCCGCCGACTTCTCTTGGAAGGCAGGGATGGAATCCAGCAGAACGCATCTAGCTGTAGATGCGAGGGAAAGCCCAGCACAGTAACCGAATAATCAGCCTCCTGTCGTACCCTTCTTTTATGAGGGAGACAGAGGTAGGACCAACTACAGACCAAACTGGTACTCGAATTAGTTTGTCAGTAGACTCGGTCAGATCAAGGAGACCTTTGGAGACAAGACCCTTAACAGGGAATGCTCCGGAAAAGGTAATCCTCTTTATTCGGATTAGCGGAATCCTGTCGGGAATAGCGGTAACCCTCCCTTTCTTAGGGACAGAGACAACTTCTATCAAAGAAGTCTAATACTCAATAGATTTAATCAAGTATTAGTGATACGCATCGTCGATTTTGAAATCGACTGCGCTAATCATGGATTGATGACACTGAGGATCAGCGTCAAGAATCAGTCTCTATATGTCGAGGTCTCGAGTAGACAAGAGCGTGGAATGATAAATCCACGACTCGACATGAGGGAGTAGACTCGTATTATCTTTGATGTTATGCCGGAAGTCAGAAGCACGAATCACCTTATTGAATGATTTGTATTCCACTACGGCGTTAGCAACCATGCCTCTTGTGACATTCTTGTTACGCGACAAAATCGCTCCTTGCTTAAAGCCAAGGAAAGAGGAAAGGGTCTTCGAACCTGTAAACAGGTCAGATGCTAAAACATCGATATTAACCGAGTCTTACTTAGTGATCACTGAAAAGAGAATTTCAGTGAAAACACCGCTTTTCACCGAGACGAAATGTTTTCCTTTTGAGAACTCACCGTTACACTACTTCACTAAAGAAGTGTAGTGTTCGATTTAGTAGCGAGTCCAATAGGAAATCATGTCGTCTCCGCATAGCTTGTGCGAGCTTTTTGGAAGGTATTCTAGAGATTCGATGCCTCTAACCAGAGGATTTAACACTTACTCGGATTCGCTACACCAGAACGAGTGTATAAGCGACAAAGTAATCCAAGTAAGTGGGAGACCCATCAAGATCCCTTGCTGAGACTAGAAAGTCAGCTAAGGACATAGATCAGGAGAACCGCCTAACCCGAACATGCGCTTTTTCAAGCGGCATGACCATAACTCAGGTATCGGGTTTGACATAATCCATTTCTCAAAAGTCGAAATTTGAAGACTTTTGAAGTCATCTTTTCTACGCCTATTAGTTTTAGGAGTCGAAAGATGAACATTCTTCACGAATTTATGGACGTCACCGGGGGTTCTAAAGGAACAATCAGCATCAGATATGATTGTTGGTTCGCATCTAGAGCGAGAACAACAACAATCATAGACCATCTGCTACTCCTAAGTGCAGTAGCGGATGACATCTGTTGCCCAAGAAGGAATTTCCATCTTCTTGGCGATTGCATCCCAGAGACACTTGACTAAGTCAAGTGGCAGCCGATCTGAAGCTGCTGTGAGATCTGCCGAAACCACGTATCTTTTCTAGACACCGTGGTAAGAAGGACCTATCAGTTCCTCAATAGCCTTCTTTCTGTTACCGGATAAGACCGTCTTACAAGACGGTATCTGGCGAAGGATATTGAGAACAGGTTCTCGGACATAGTGGCCTAACGCGACCAACACTGCAGGGCTCTTCGTAACTATACGAGCCTTGTAGCCAAGAGTGGGTAATGATACCACTTTGGCAGGTGTTATGTCATACTATTTTAATTCTTATAGCATGACGTCGCGCTAAGCCGCCGCCCGAGCCGCATCGGTTATTGATTTATCGATTGCGACTTCAGTCGGAGTTCTCACAACTCTATTCTTTGATGGGCTCGGATTTCCACCAGAAATCTCTAGAATCTAATTGATTTGCTAAACACTCTCTACGTAAGAAAGTTCGTTTTCATACCTTTCTTATAAGTCGTAGATATCATCATCTCGCCGCTCGAAAAGTTCAACGAGCTCGCTTGCGAGACCCCCTTATGACCTTGATGATTTCAAGGTCGCCCCGAAAGAAAGAGGGGCTTTCGCCGATATTTTCTAATCAGCGAATTTGGGAGCAGAATCCAGTAAGGTCTCGAAATATCGAGTTGCCTTTTTAAGAATGGCTGGATCTGTGATGAAAGGAGTCTCATACACCTTTTTATGTGTATGAAGCGCTTAAATCACGATTTTATCACGACCCTCTGGTAAGGATCGTCCAAGATAAGACAGTGAGGCTAGCGACTCCTGAGTAGGGAAGATCACCTTGATTGGTTTACCTAAGTAATCCGGAATTTTAATCTATTCCGGATTATATTACGAATCTAAATTTTGCACGTATATCAGACGAGCAAGATTTGAGATGTTTTTAAGCTAAGCGACACAGTAATCGAAGCCGCGGCTAAACATCAGATTCATAATCTTAAGACCAATCTCTAGGATTGATAGGTGAATCTTCTAGTGCAAATCAATTAGTTGAGCACTATTCGTTCTCTCATGCAAAGAAGCACCGGCCAGAATCAATTTCTGTGGAACACCGGAAGCTATGAGAGTACCCATAAAAGCACGTACAACACACCGTGCATCTTTGTTCCTAGACAAGAGAGTATCCTTCTTAAGTTTTTGCATAAGCAAATGCAACTTAAGTCCTAAGGAATAGACTCTCTTTATCTTCTTTGTCACCCAAGGATTCTTTGAATGACTATTTTCAACCTAATGCAAACGTATAACGTTTGGATTAGGTTGAGGGCTAACGTAGTTTTTCAACAGGTAATCACATACATCGTGTGGAAGACTCCACAATGTACATAATGATCGCAGTCTAGTAAACTCTTT